GGCAACTGGGATACGTCCCAATCCACGATGATGGCGATAAGTCGCCCTGCTGAAGTGGCAGTATTCACTAGGCGAAATCCGCAAGGACAACTCCGCTGATCGTAGATAGTCAACACTGTCAGATTATGAGTTTTTCAATTGACACGGCACTGGTGAATGCTTACCGGGCCAATATTGAAATCATGTTCCAACAGATGGGTTCACGCTTTCGCCCCCGCGTTCGCGTTGAGTCCCAGCACGCGGAGTATGAGTTCTATGATCGTATCGGCCCGGTCGATGCGGTTGAAGTTATTAACCGGCATTCGGACACACCGCTGGTTTCCACGCCCCACGATCGTCGGCGCGTTGGTCTCCGAGCGTTTGATTGGGCGGACCTGATCGATAATTGGGACCGCATTCGCATGTTGGCAGATCCCACCTCCCCATACGTTACCAATGCGGTTTATTCGCTTGGGCGCAGCATGGATGACGTTGTAATTCAGGCGGCATTTGGAACGTCCTATGCTGGTGTGGCTGGTGCCACGTCAGTTACGTTCCCCGCGACTGGAATCATCGCGGTCAACTACGTGGAATCTGGAGCGGCCGCAAATTCCAATCTTACGATTGGTAAGTTGCGGTATATTCGCTACCTGTTGAGCAAGGCGGAAGCCACGACCGACATGGAAGCGGATCTTACCATCGTGGTTGATCCCTCGCAGATTCAGGCGCTGTTGCGGCAGACTGAAGTCACTGACAGTGACTACAACACCGTGAAGGCGCTCGTGTCTGGTGAGATTGATACCTACATGGGATTCAAGTTCATCATCAGTAATCGCCTGCAGAAGAATAGCAGCGGTTATCGTCAGGCAATCGCATTTGAGCGCCAAGGCTTGCTTCTCGCTATCGGCGAGGAGATCAAGGTCGACGTTGGTCCTCGTCGCGATAAGCGCAACAGCATCCAGGTCTATGTATCTGGGATGTTCAACTCGACCCGCATGTGGGAGGCGAAAGTCTACCAGGTGCTGTGCGACGAAACCAAGTAAGGTGATGTATGGCTCAGACACCTACGCACACAATTCTGGTTGATATTGCGAATTGTTCTCGTGGTCACAAGGGTGGTCCCAATAGTGCCAAGCAGGTTGTTGGTGGTGGGGCAACCATTACTTCAGCCACGGGATCGATCAGTGTGGAGCAGCCGATCAGCAACACGTTGGAACTCAGTGATGCCCAGATAACTGGACTGCTGGGTTACATTGGATTGCTGAATGAGGGAATCGATACTGCAGCAATTGAAACCGCTGTTGCTACGCTTGTCGCAGCCAGCTAACTTGAAAGGAAAACAATATGGCAAAAACAACTATTGCAAATTACAGCATTGAGCTGAACCAGGGTCCGCCTGGGAATCCTCAGACGTATGCGCCCCTTCGCCCAAATCAGTTGGGTGGCAGGGTTCGCATGGAAATGTTCACCTATGTGGCCGCATCTGACGCTACGAGCAGCATCGCCCTGTGCAAGATCCCGAAAGGGGCTCGCCTGATCGATATTGCCTTCGCGGCATCTGCTACACTCGGTGGCACAGCAACACTGTCATTTGGACTCGCAGGAGCAGATGGTAGTGGAAACATCGATGATGGTCCTCCGACGGCCACACCAGTCAATGCTTCGGATAGCATTGGCGCCGTGGTCAGCGACAGCACGACCTGCCTCAGTGCGGCATACGCATATACCGCGACAACCTTGAATCACTTGCTGGTTCCTGGCGCGGCTAACTATGCTGCGTCTCCTGCGGCTGAGGGCGTGATCAGCATTGCGAACGGTGGTTGGTTATACATGACGGCGAAGGACGTCTACCTGACCACAACGGTGGCGGCAGCGGCACTCGGAACTCAGGTGCTGCAGGGCTATGTCCTGTATGCCTTGGATTAAGCGCGTATAGCGCAGGTTGATGAGATGCGGGAGGGAGTTCGGGTTACCTCCCTCCCGCTTTTACTTATGCCATTCATATCTGGAACTGACAATCCTTCACAGGTGACGGCGAAGTTGGCGATTGCCAATAGTGCCCTCACCTTGATTGGCACCCGCCTACTGTCATCTCAAACGGATACATCGAAGGAGTGTCTGTTGGTGAG